ACATAAGAATGTGTGGGTTCTTTTATGTCAAGGATGATGACTTTCCATCCTTGTTGTTTTAATTTTTTACTTAGGTGCGAACCGAGATAACCTGACCCACCGGTAATGAGCGCGGTTCTATTTGCAATAGCTTGTTCTTTTTCCATGGGAAACTTCCATTATATTTTGTCGCATTGATAGCGTTGCCGCTGTCAAAGAAATCTGCTTTAACAGAATTTGGATTACCATCTAAGCGATAGCAAAGAGTGTGTGCATTGGTGCAATCGTAATTGGGAAAATGGGTTGATAGTGCTTGATAAAATTGTCTATCAGCGCCCCACTGCCCATACCATGCGTGACCAATGCGAACAGCAATATCACGCTTAATAGCAAAACTGGAAGTATCAATGTGGTTAACTTTCTCATCAAAGAAAACAGGCCACTTTCCAAGACTTTCGCAATTGTCTTCGCAGAGTAATTTTTCATCTTTATCGTAAATCTTTCTAAGGCTATATGCCCAATCATTTCCCTTTTGTATCACCTTAACAAGTTTTTCAACGTGACACGGATCAATCCAATTATCTTCATCAAGGTAAATGATTACATCAGCATTCACCAAAAATGAACATGCGGCATAAACACGATGACCGTACCATCCTTTGCCCACATTTTCTTCAATTTTTATTACACGGACTTTTTCAGAACCTTCAATGATATCATCAATTTCTTTCCAATGCTGAATACCATCCATGAAAACGTAATGCGTCAAATCATCATATGTTTGACGGTCAACGGATTCAATACACTTACTGAGGTACTTGGTTCCGATTGTCGGTGTTATTACCGCTACTTTCATTTTCATCCTTAAAAACCAATTTAGCACTACCTGTAGTGCCTGGCATATTCAATATCAAGTCTTCTTTCAAGTCACGACCAAAAATTGCATCCCACCGAGTATCATATTCTTGTTGGGTAATGCTAAATGGTCTTGGCTTACTGCCTTTACCACCATCAGACATTTCAATCTCCCAAATCAATATCCGGAAAAGCCTCTTTGACTAGTTTTGGCGTAAGGAAAGGAATACGCAAATCTTTCTTCATAGCCCTAACAAGCAAATCAGCCTCATCTTTGTGAAGTGCTTCCAATAATGGAACTAACAAATTTAGTTGCTTTTTAGCAGTCAATCCTTGAGCCCTGCGTGGATGCCCAGCAATAAATCGGTACAATCTTGGTACCTCATTGTGCAAATAGAGGATGTTTAGACCCTCTGGCTCTTTTGCTGGTTTATATTCTGGAATCTCTACATCAAAAATTACATTTGGATTAAAAACAGCAACTAAAAACTCTTTGAGATTTTTATCGCCATGGTGTCGCAAAACATTAATTTTATCGGATCTCTTTTCTGTTTTCTCAAACAAAGCAAAGATTTCGTGGTACATTAAATCATTCATTTATTTTCCTCAAAATTCATCAATTACTTCAAGCAAATTCTTTAGCCGATTCGCAATCATGTAATTCATAAATTGCTGGCGGGTTGCTGGTTTTGTTTCTATATATGTATCTATAATGTTTTTTGAGATTGGTCCAGGAATCATAGTCAAATCAATCAACTGTTTGTTCCGCGACCAATTCCGCATTTGCGTTTCATTAAATTTACTTGTGCCCGTTTCAGCAACTTCTTCCAGAAACTTCTTGGTCACAGATTTTTGGCGAATGCCATCAATGATACAAGTATCAGGTGACAAGATGTTTGGAATACCGTCACCTTTATCGCCAGTAACAATCAACTCATTCAATTGTTTGATTGGATCATTCGTTTGAATAAACTTTTTCATTGTTGGTGAATATTGTTTAACATTCGGATAAATTTGCAATTGAACAAAGTCTTTATCGGATGATAAAATCAATACGGCTTCATTCTTGGAATATGCCTGTGTCAATACACCAATAATATCATCAGCCTCAGCGCCGTGAATGTCAATCACCTTATACGGCGAATGGTCTTTCAACTCTTGGCGAATCTTGGACATACAATCAAAAATTGCAGTCCAGTCATGCCCAGATGCATCAAGCAATAATCACTTCACCGTACTCGCGGAATTTCTTCACATTAGAACGGATAGTATTGAGAACCATGTGGCGAACCAAAGATTCTTCAACTGGTGTTTTTGAGGAACCAATTTGTTCCATCAAGTTAGCAATAACAACTTGGTTGTAGTCAAATATAATCATATGGTCATTATAGCATAAGTTTTCAACAATTGTAGGTAATCATAGGACACGCAACAGGACAATATCTTTATTGATTCTACCATTTAACGGAGATTCTTTTGTTGCAATACCAGTCAGCACATTACGCAAAGCTATTTTGCCAGCTTTCAATACTTCTGGCAACATTTCGCCTGGCTTTCTTACTGTCTTACTTATAGATTTGGATTCCGTATAATTTGTAACACAGGTGCCTTTAACGCTAAATCCACCAGCATCATCCGCATGATAAACGCCAAGTTTTTTATTTTTGGTATTGAACACCCATAACTGCATTGCACCAATGATATCTTTCGGCTTGATTGATACCAATTTCAAGTCATCAAATTTTTCACAATACTGGACTTTGGATACAAGTTGGTCCGGTGTTTTTGCTTTGCGTTTTCGTGGCTTACGATTTATTTTAGCCTCACCAGCAATCTTCATCGCATCGGTAATAATTGTATCACAATACGCAACCAATTTCTTCAATTGCGGTTTTGTAAAATTGGAATAACCTTCACGCAATTCGGCATCTTTTGTGTTTAGAACTTCATCAAATTCACTTCGGCGTTTTTTGAAAATATCAACCAATTTATTGGCATGCATTCCTTTTGCTCGGTCTTGCATAATTGCAAACGGCGATGGCATGGTATTAAATTTACTGGTAACAACTTCATCAATTGCACCTTCAAGGTCGCCGGCAATCTCCGATATTTTCTCGTTCAATCGGTCTTGAATAGATGGACCTTTATCAACGACAACAACTGGCGCTGGTGTATCATCAATGAAGAATAAATTCTTTTTGATATATGCACGACCAGTATCGCCAATATCATTTCCGTTCAACACCAAACGACACAACCATCCAACAGTCAAAATACCATTGGATGTATCAATCTTGCCTTGAATTTTATTTTTCTTGACGTATAAATTTATGTAATTTAATGCGTCTTTGGATTCTTTGTTTTGGTGGTACCAATTTAGCGTATGAACTAATTCCAGTTTAGACATTGGTTCACTAAATCGCGGTTCATCATCAATCCGAACTCTTGCTGGCTTTGCCATCTTTCAACTCCTGAAAAGAATATTTTCTATAATCTGTCATTACAAGAATACCATCTTCGGTTTCTTGGTATGCTTTTGATAATGCTCGGGCTACTTCTATGGCTTCGGATTGTGTTTCAAACACATGGCATTCACCGAAGGCTTCAACTAACTTATCTGTATTTAAATATTTTGACATATCCGGCATATAGCCGTCAAATAAACTACCATAATCGTTTAACGGAGTAACCCGATAACCATCGCTTGTTATTAGTATATAAGTCCCTTGAGGCATTTTAATCAAACTCACTTCCTGGATCCAGACTGTAACCATAATACTCGGCCATTTTTACAACATCCTCATCCGTCATCGGAACTTCGGGGGAATCAACCATCAAAGATTCAAATTCATTTTTTTCAAACATAATAAATTCCTAAAAAACAATTATAACAGATCCATCTGCTGAATGCAAGCATTTTCTAACCCAGATGCATAAATTTTTGCACAGGCAAGAATGTTGAAAATTCCAATAATCTTGCCGTTGTGAATTACGGCATACTTCTTCATTTTACAATGAAAGGCTTGTTCCAGCTACCGATGTTGATATGTGCATAATATGCGGTATCAAAATAATCGGTTTGGGCATCCGAATTGTCATAGTAATCTGCGGAATACATAGCCTTGACAATTTTGGTCATCAACTCTTTGGCTTTGCCAGAATAGTGATCCTGATACCAGTAAGGATTAACCTGTTCGTAACCAGTTGTATTGGGCTTGAAACCTTTGGACACTTGATAAAAATCTTTACCGCAGGTCTCGTTGGAATTTGCGATAAAGTCAATCGGTGCGGACTTGATTGTGCAAGTAATGGAAAGACTGGAACATTTCAGCGAAAATTTAACGCCAGTACCTTTCA